GTGCGGCGTGTTTGCCATGGCCCCGGTGCCCTATTACCGGCGCGGCCCGAACGGCCGCGAGCGCCTTGACGACAGCCAGTTGCACCGGATGTTCAACGTTTCGCCCAACGGCGTGCAGAGCCCGTTCCTGTTCAAAGAGCTGATGATGGGCGATCTGCTGCTGGCGGGTGGCAGCTTCAACTTCATTCACCGCGACATGCTGTTCCAGCCTTCGCGGCTGTCGCGGCTGCGCCCGAACGGCACGACGATCAGCCAATCATGGGATGAAGCCGACGGCGCCGAGCTGTTCTACGACACGCAACTGCCGAACGGCATGGCCCGCCGCCTGACCCGCGCCGAAATGTTCCATATCCCCGGCTTTACGCGGGATGGCATTGTCGGGCTCAACCGGCTGTCGTTCATGGGCGGTGCGATCGATGCGGCGATCACCACCAGCGAATTTGCCCGCCGCTATTGGGAGAACAACGCCAGCCCCGGCACGGTGATCACCGTCGAAGGCAAGCCGACTGCCGAACAGAAGGACGCGATCAAGAGCGACTGGAAGCGCATTTTCGGCGGTTCGCGCAATGCCGGTGAGCCTGCTGTTGTCGGGCAGGGCATGAAGATCGAACAGGTGACGCCGACGAACGACGCCGCGCAGTTCATCGAAACCCGCAACTTTCAGGTGGTGGACGTTGCCCGCGCTTTCGGCATTCCGCCGCACCTGCTGTTCGAGCTGACCCGCGCGACGTTCAGCAACATCGAACAGCAAAGCCTGGAATTCATCACTTATCACATGATGCGGCATTATGAGCGCGTCGCCAGCGCGATGACGCATCACTTTGCCGAACCCGGTCACTATTTCGAGTTCATGCCCGATGCCCTGCTGAAGGGCGACATCAAGAGCCGGTACGAAGCCTATGCCGCCGCGGTGAACATGGGCGCGATGAACCCCAACGAAGTGCGCCGCAAGGAAAACATGAACGACCGCGATGGCGGCCAGAATTTCCGCGTCGGTTCGGGATCGCAGGTCGAAGGCCAGAACGCGCCCGCGCCGGCGCCCTGAAGGATATCGCCAATGAGCATTCTTGCCGCTGTGCGCGCACAGCCATGGGCCATCTTGCCCGAATATATGGCCGCAATCGAAGCCATTGCCTTGCGCATCGAGCGCGGCGAGGCGGTGGCGACGGTGGCCAATGATGGCCATGCCGAGCGTTACGCCGCCTTTCATGCCGCCGCTGGCGGGCGGGTGGCGGGCACGCGCGGCGCGGTGATCGCCGCCGACGGGCTGGCCATGGTGCCGGTGTTCGGGCCCATCTTTCCGCGCGCCAACATGATGACCGAAATGAGCGGCGCCACCAGCGCCGACATTCTGGGTGCCGATCTGGCGGCGCTCGATGCCATGAAGGATATTCGCAGCATCATGCTGGTGGTGGACAGCCCCGGCGGTGCCGTCACCGGCATTGCCCGGCTTGCTGCACAGATCCACGCGATGAAGACGCCGGTGATTGCGCATGTCGAAGGTGTCGGCGCCAGTGCGGCCTATTGGCTGGCATCGCAGGTGCGCGAAATCAGCCTCGATCCGACTGCCGCGGTTGGCAGCATCGGCGTGGTGTTCCAGACCAGCGTTCAGGAAGGACCGGACGGCGAGGGCCGCCGATCCATCGATATCGTCAGCTCCAACGCGCCGGACAAGCGCGCCGACGTCACCACCCCCGAAGGGCAGGCCAGCATCCGCGCCATGTGCGACGCGATCGAAGCCGTGTTCATCGCCGACGTTGCGCGCGGGCGCGGCGTCACCCCCGCCACCGTGATTGCCGAATACGGCGGCGGCGGCATGAAATCTGGGCAGGATGCCAAGGCAGCCGGCATGGTCGATCGCGTGGAATTCCGCGCGGCCGCCCTTGAACGGTTGGCGCGGCAGATCGCCCCGACACCGCCAAAGCGCACCGTCGCAGAGGCTCAACAGGCGGTCGCGCACTTCCGCGCGGCGCTCAATTAAGAAGGAACTGATCCAATGCGTATCGTCGCACTGAAGCAGCGCCTGGCGGCCGTCGTGGAGAACATGGACGGAATGCTGGCGACTGCTGCCGCCGAAGACAGCCGTGATCTGACGGCTGATGAAATTGCCAAGTTCGACGGCTTCAAGGCTGAAGCCGACAAGCTGCAGGGCGATATCGCCCGCGAACAGGACGTGCTCGATCGCAAGGCGCTGGCGGCAAAGCCCGTCGGCACCGTGCCGGGTGGCACGCCTGCTGCAACCGTTCCCGCGGCCCCGGCCGGCGAAAAGGGCGTTGCCTTTGCCCGCATGACGCGCGCGCTGGCCGTTGCACGGGGCAACCCGTTCCACGCCCGCGAAGTTGCTGAAAGCTGGGGCGACAGCGGCCTGTTCGCCAATCAGAACATGGGCAGCGGCGCCGCTGGTGGCTTCCTCGTTCCCGAAGCCGTTGCGGCTGAAATGATCGAGCTGCTGCGCCCGGCTTCCGTCGTCATGGCATCCATGCCGATCGTCATGCCGATGGTGAATGGCAACATGACCATGAACCGCCAGGCCACCGGCGTGACCGCCACCTATGTCGGCGAACAGCAGGCCAGCAACGCCACCGGCGTCACCTTTGGTCAGGTGAAGCTGTCGGCGAAGAAGCTGCAGGCGCTGGTTCCGATCAGCAACGATCTGCTGCGTTCGGCATCGCTGGCGGCTGATCGTGTGGTTCGTGACGACCTGATCCTGTCGCTCGCCACGCGCACCGATCTGGCTTTCATCCGGGGCAGCGGCACGGCGTTCAGCCCGCGCGGTCTTCGCTTCCAGTTGACCGGCACGGCGCAGGAAACCGCGAACGTGCTGACGATGACCGCAACCCCGACGCTGTTGACCATTACCACCGATCTGGGCCGGCTCGAGCTGGCGCTGATGAACGCCGATGTGACGGCCATTCGCCCGACCTGGCTGATGGCGCCGCGCACGCTGATGCACCTGACCAACCTTCGTGATGGCAATGGCAACCTTGCCTTTCCGGAAATCGCGCTGGGCGAGCTGCGCGGCAAGCCGTTCCGCGTCACCACCCAGATCCCCACCAATCTGGGCGGCGGCACCGAAACCGAGCTGTATCTGGTCGATTTCGGTCACATCGTCGTCGGCGAGCACATGGGCGTCGAAATCGCCATGAGCACCGAGGCTTCGTACCTGAACGCCAGCGGCACGCTGGTTTCGGCCTTTGCCCAGGATGAAACGCTGATGCGGGCCATCCAGCAGCACGACATCGGCGCCCGCCATCTGGCCGCCATTGCCGTGCTGACCGGCGTCACCTGGGGCGCATAAGCCCTGACGAATTGACCGGGCGGTTGTTGCCGCCCGGTTGTTCCCCTGCATGAGAGGAATGTCCCCATGACCACCGAAAATCGCAGCATCGGCGACAAGATCACTGTTCGCCGCGCCGCTGCCAATACCGCTGTCACCGCTGGTGGCGGCGGCGATAACACCGCCGTTACCGGCGTGATCATCGATCGGTACGCGATCGGCAACCCGCAAAGCTGTGTCGTCGCCATTCCGTTCACCACCACGTTGGCGGCGGCGGCAACGCTTTCGCTCGCCTATACGGTGCAGAGCGGCGAAGCAGCCAACCTGTCCGATGCTGCCACGCTGGTCAGCGCCACTTCGGCAGTGATCTCGACTGGCGGCAGCGGCGGCACCACCAACACCGGCACCTTCGAAGTGAATGTGTCGTTGCGCGGTGCCGGGCGTTACGTTCGGGTCAACTTTACCCCCGATCTTTCGGCGGGTTCCACCGACACCGCCGCACTTTCGGCTGTCATCGCCTTTGGCGGTGCCGACCGGTTGCCGGCATAATGGCGGGCGCGTCTGTTCTGGTGACCTTTCTGGTTGCGCATCGCATCTGGAATGCGGGTGAAACCGCAGGGTTTGCCGAAATCGTCGCGGCCGAGCTGATTGCAGCAGGCATTGCCGCGCCGGCGGATGACGCCGGCGCGGCGGCCAAGGCCCCCGAACCCGAGCCCGAGCCGAAGCCCAAGCCGGCCAAGGGCAAGCCGGTGTCGGTTGCCGAGCCTGAAGCCGTCTGAGTTCCCTCCCCAAGGGTGACTGTGGCCTCGCCTGTTTGCCTTCAGGCGGGGCCACCTTTCTTTCAATGATCGGGGGCGCGTGTGCTCAATCCTCGCAACCTTGACCAGCGACGCGCGCTGCTGCGCCGCATGATCCTGCGATCGCCAGCGGCGGCGGGTGAGGGTAGCACCCCGGCCCCCGGCATTGCCGCGACAGCATTCCCGACCGCGCCCAGCGTTCATTATCACCCGAACGCGCAAGCCGCAGTCGTCACCAAAAGCGGCGATCAGATTACCAACTGCCCGGATCTTCGCGGGCTGGCGGCACTGGTCGGATTGTCAGCCGCCGGCGCTGTCGTCGGTCCTCGCGAGCGAACCGACAATCTGTGCCGCAAGTTCTGGCGCTTCAACGGCGCAGAGTATGCCCGCATTGAAGCGGCGCTGGGCAGCTTTGCCAATCGCGGTTACATGGTGCTGATCGTCGGGCGAATGCCGCATCAGCGCAACAATGTCGTGATGTGCGCCTGGCAATATGCCAGCTATACGAGCGATGCCGTGAACGTGCGCGCAAACGCTTCGATTGGGATGTTGCGGGCCATTCAGGCCAATGCAGTTCCCGGCGCGGCGCTGATGCTGACTGGCAGCACCCCCGCGCCATTCAACACCCCGGCCACGGCCTATAAGGTCTTGCCCGGCGCGCAGATGCAGGTGATGGCGCTCGCCTCGCGCACCACGGCAAACGGCGGCCAGCGCCACTATATCAACAACGATACCTGCGACACTGGCCAATGCACCACCAGCGTGACCGGGTATAATCGCGTCCTGATCGGCGCGACAGCGGCCGCCGTGGATAACAGCGCGGTTCCTGTCACCAGCGCTTTCAACAATTTCGACATCTACGAAATTGCAATCTGGAACGGCGAGGTGATCAACACAAATTCGGATGCCTGTGTCGCAGCCGCTGTCAGCAATTTCGAAATTCCGCAGCTCGATAGCCAATTGTTGCTGGAAGGCGACAGCATCACCGATGCGATCGGCACCACACTGCCGACCACCCCGACATTTCACGGCTCGATTTCGACCTGGCTGACCGAGCCCGGCGCAAACCTGATCCCCGGCAATGTGCGGGTCATCAGCCTGGGCATTTCGGGTTCCAATACGTCCGGTGCCGTGACCCGCCGCGATGCCGTGAACGCCACTTCGACCTTTGTTTATCCGGGCGGGCCATCCAAAAACGTCGTGGCCATTCAGCTTGGCCGCAACGATCTGGGCGAAGGCGCAGGCAATCGCAAGAACAGTGCGATGTTCTATGCCGATATCGTCGCGCTGTGGAACACCGCAAGCACCGGCTATCTTCAGCGCGGATGGTCCGGGGTTCAGGTTGCCAACATTGCGGGCACCAATACGACCGTCACCATCAATGTGTCGCCGCCGACTGAAAACACGCTGCAGAAGCGTATCGAAGCCGTGCGGCTGCTGATTGCCGACGAAACCAACAAGACGCCAAATCCGACGTTCCTGAACGATTGCCTTGCCGGCGCCGGGCAAGCCTATGACGGCTTGCTGGATGTGCTGCACCTGTACGCGCTGAGCGATGGCGGCAACCAGTGGTTCTATGATGCCGTGCTGCCGACAGATCGTGCCGATGCAACGCCGCCGGGGCCCTATGACACCGACGACACGCATCTGGTTGCCGAAGGGTGCCGCCTGATGGCGACAGGCGGTGACACGCCCCAATATGGGTACGGGAGCATCTTCTGATGACCGATTACCGGCCAGATTGGGGCGTGGCGCTGGTCACCGCGGCGACGCAGGATGCCTTGACGCTGGCCGAGCTGCGCGCCTGGCTGCGCATTGATGGCACGGCATCGGACACGACCATTACCGCGCTGCTGGGTGCGGCGGTGGAGATGGTGGAGCGTGACACCGGGCAGGTGCTGCTGTCGTCCACCTTCAAGATGGTGCTCGATGGCTGGCCCGGCGATGGCGTAATCCGGTTGCCGCGCCACCCGGTGACGGCGGTTTCAGAGATCCGCCACCGCAATACCGATGGCGATTGGCAGGTGATCGATGCCGCCGATTATGTGCTGGCCAACGTCCGCAATCCGCCGCGCATCGGCCTGACCGTCGGCGCGAGCTGGCCGCCGGTGGCATCGCAGATCGGTGCTGTCGAAATCACTTTTGTCGCCGGTTACGCCAACCCGGCGGCCGTGCCGAAGAACCTGACGATGGCGCTGCGCCTGCTGGCCAGCCACTGGAACGAAAACCGGGAAGCGGTGGTGGTCGGTTCGATCAACAGCGAATTGCAGCTTGCCTATGATCGCCTGATCGCCGGGCATCGGATGGAGTGGATTGGGTGAGGGCGGGCGCGCTGCGCCATGTCGTGGAGCTTCAGGCCCCGGCGCACACCGACGACAGCAACGCCGGGCAGATCAGCGCATGGACGTCGCTGGGCAATTTCGCCGCCGAAGTGCTGCCGACCGGCGGCAACAAGGTGCTGGAAGGCACGATCGTCATGGGTGCGCAGGGGTGGAAGGTGCGGCTGCGCTATCAGGCCGGGCTGGACGTTACGCACCGGATGATCTGGGAAGGCCGCGAGCTGGCGATTGCCAGCATCGAAGACCCGGACGGCCGCAAGCGCGAGCTGCTGGCGTTCTGCCAGTCCGGGGTTCCGACCTGATGGCAAAGCGTGGGCGGCGCATCACCACTGGCGTCGGGGTTCGATATCGCACGCGGCGTACCCTTCGCACCCGCGCAAACAAGGCAGCGAAGTGGAAGGGCAAGGCCAAGCTGAAGCGGCTGTTGCAGCGCCTGCCCGATGGCGTGCGGCTGGAAATCGCCAAGCTGTTCGAAGATCAGGCGCCGGCGGCGCTCGCCTATGCCCGCGCCAGCACGCCGAAGAAAACCGGGGCACTGGCGGCGGCATTGCGCGTCAAGGTGTACCAGAAGACGCTGAAGTTGCGGCTGGGCCTGTTCGGCAAGGATGACAACAGCAGGTTCTTTT